ATAGCAATAGAAGATTATAAATTTGGTGCACTTTTAGCTCGTGACAATAAAGATATTGAAACAGAAAGCTTCTTTCTCGATTTGATGAAAGAAGAACAACAACACTTTGACGATTTAGCAATTCTTAATGGCGAAAAACGTTCAGTTCCTTTGACATTCTCTGATTATATTAAATCTCTTGGTTCTATTGGATAACTTTAAAGTTATCCAAATGGACTAATATCATTTTCAAAAACTCCTCCAGAACCATAAAAATCCCCAAAAGCACTATTTCTATTTGTTAAGAAATTAGCATTTTCTGCAGTACCATCATCAAATCCTCCAATAGCAAAAACCTCGGATAAATCTACTTTAGAATTTTCAACCTTTTTATTATATAAAGAATCAATCAAACTTTTCATATCATTAAAGTTTTTAGTTGAACAAAATGGAGCAAAAGCAATAGCTAAACACATTACTGCATCATCAAAAGAGCCATCGTCGGCTTGATATTTGCCATTTTCTAAAATAAACGTAAAGAATTGATCATAAGTTCCTTTGTCGTTAATTTCAAGATTATTATTTTCTATAAACATCTTCATTGTACTCAGAATAAGTTTTCTTGATTTAGTAGAAGTTCTAAAACCAGGATATTTTTTTCTTATTTTTGTTAAATTATTTGAATTTGAATCAGTTTTTACATCAAAGTACAAGTTCTCGTATTCATATGTTTTATAAAGCATATCTGCAACACTCTGCCCTGCACCCTCATTCGACTCTATAATAATAAAGGCAAAATTATACCATTCTCCCCATTCTAGAAGATACTCAGGCATCAGCAAATAATCTACTTGCAGTTGCCCTGCAGCTACTTGTTTTAATTTTAAATCAGTAATATCAAGGATATTTACTGCAAATGCATCCCTTCCGTCCTTTGCAGGATCAACAGAAAGAATATATTTATGACCTTCTTGAGGTTTTTCATAAATCTTTAGGCCAGGAGCCAAGGTAGTTAATGGTTCTTTACTTTCCATCCTTGACAAACTTTCGGAAGAAATAAGCGTATATGAAGAACCTAAAAATGAACATTCAAAGTTTTGTTTCCAATATAACATACCATGTTTAGAAATAATCTGTTCCATAAATACTTCAGGAGCCAACTGAATACCATTCTTATCATAGCGTGGAACATCTCTCCAGTCTACTTTAAATAGAGAATAACCGCTATTTCCCTTTCTTTTTACTCCAGAGCCATCAGTTTCAAAATCAGGACTGGCTCCCTTAACTAAATTATAGAAATGGTTCATCCCTTTAGGAGTTGATAAAATGATATTCTTTTTCCAAGAAAGTGCTGCCTGAGATGGTAAGAAACTATCAATAAATTCAGTATAAACTGTAGGACGAATAAAAGCACACTCATCAATTATGGCACAATTATGATGTGTAATATCAGAAGAAATATAACTATTACAATCTTTGACATTAAGAGGATCGTAATAATATTTTTTGTCAGAATCTTCTATTATAGAAAAAACTATATTATTTTTAATTTTGTTGCCTATTTTTATATTTTGCGCTTTTCTAAAAATTTTACCTGAACTTGAACAACCCACCAAAATTCTATGATCATGAGTACATCGTATTTCTTGTGTTTCGGTTTTAATGATTAAACCTGTATTTAAAGTTCTTCTTATACCATCAAACTCTTTATATCCCTGATCAGTTTTGATTAAAAATCTATTGTTTGTTTTCATTAATTTTATCCCTAATAAATTTTATATCATCTTTATCCAAATAAAAAAATTCAGTATGACCATCAAACGAATTTTGAAAATGAATTTGCTTGTTTTCAAAAATTTTATGAAGAGATTGTTCGGTTTCGGATAGCTGTTCACTTAACCAGAAACAATCCTCTATTTGTAAATCAGGAGTAGATTTTCTTAAAGATTTGATTCTTGAATTTGGGTCTTGAGTAATACCTATCTTAAATCCATCTCTAAGCTCACTTTTAAGAATATATAAAAATCCACTTTTATAAGAAGCTCCTCCTTTATTAACTCTTATATTAAAATCAAACTCGTTATAGTATGTTTCTGGGTGTCTATAAATTCCCAAACAAATCTTCTTACCGCATGTTGCAGAATAACCAACCCCTTGAGACTTAAAGCGTTTTTTACTTTTACATGTTGGACAGTGAATATCATTTACTGATAAATTATTTACAAAAATATAAATTCTCTCCGAAGTAGGAATGTCCTTAAAATCAGATGTAAACTCCAGAATATTAATAAAATTGGAAGCGATAAATTCATTACTTAAGTTTCTATGATCTAAAGCAATCTTATTAATTCCGTTGACTATTTGGTTATAAGATAAATTAGATTTTTTAATTTCTTTTGTTTTATTATTAAATTCAATTTGGCATTGTTGAGAACAAAAGCTCCTAAAACCTTTCTTAAAAACTGTAAACGTAGTTTCATTATCACATTGTTTGCATTTTGGTCTATCGGTTAAATTATTTCTAAAACAATAAATTATTTCTGTCATATTCACAGGTTCAAAATTTATAAGTTTTTTAGCATCTTCGAAAAACTTATTATATCCTTTTGTGCCAGGATTATGTTGAACTGTTAAAGTTTTTTGAAGAAAGTCTTCAACAGTATAATAATAATTTTGTATATATTCATCAAAAATAAACATTCTTAAAAAGTTGGCAAAAGATATATCACTTCTTTCGTTAAATTCTTTAAAATTACTAAATAAAAAATTTGCCCAGTCTTTATTTCTATTTTCCCAGAATATTTTTCTTGAAATGTTTCTATTTATCGATGGATACAATAAATTATTTTCAACAATAAATTGTTTTATTTCTTCTTTCATCAGACTCTCTTTGAGGTTTATTCTATTTATAAAACCTCGTAAAGCTCTTTGAGAGTAATGGACTTAAAAGTTTTATCGAATTTGTCATAAACTTCAACTTTCGAATTTCCGTCAAGACAATGTATAGAGAATCCTCTAAAACTATCTTGCGACGGCACGTCCGTTAATATTCTCATATCATTTTCAAATTCAACAAATGACTTATTCCAAGCCTTTACACCCTGCTGCATCCAAATTGGAAGCTCTATCATAATATTCTTTGAATTACTTAGAAATTCCCTTGCTAAAGAACCTTTATTTGCGACAATACCTACATTTCTTTCTTTTTCAAAAATACATTGATGTGATATGTAAATACTCGTGCTAATCGACTTTGAACTCTGTCTACCCATTAACCCAACGATACTTTCTTCTGGGGAATCTAAGAGAGATATAAATTCATTTTGATATTTACGCTCATCGGGAAAATTAACTCCAGATTTTGTTTTAATTTTTACATAATTGTCTTTAAAGTAATGTATATCTGCTTGACATCGTTGTATCTCTTCAATATGAATAGGAGAAAGATTTAGTTTAGTAAAAGGTCGTTTGAGCCTTCTATTTCCATTAAATGAAATTCTATTTTCAAAGGCATCTAAATAATACTGCTCATTATCTTTTTCCAAGTCTAAAATCTCAAGAGCAATTTGTTTACCATCGTTGCCATGCTTTCTTAAAGCTTCTAGGAGGTCAAATGTTATATGTTGTTTATTTTGCTTAAAAAAAGTAATTTCATCTTTAGTTAATATTTTATAATTTAGTGACATTTAAGTCCTTATAAATAGTTTAAAGTATTTATAAGGAATAACAATGGGTAAATTTAAAGATTTTCACGAGTGTCGTATGCTTAATGAGCAGGACTACTCAAAAATTATAATGGCTTTGGCATTTATTGAACAAAATGCCAACCTAAATGAATCTGAGCTTTCTGAATTAACCGAAGCTTCTATAATGGCAGGAATTACATCTCTATTCGGTAAGATGGAAACTGGTATTGATAAAGTTGGAATGAAACTTCATAAAGGTAAAGGTCTTATTGACTATGCTAAACAGTTCGCTGGGGCTGGTGGTAAACTCTTAATTGCTGCAATTAAGAAAGATAAAGAACAAGTTCAAGAAATTATTAAAGGTTTTGAAAAAGCTGAATTTATCGACTTCTTACTTAAATTAGATATGGCAACGATGCATATTGTTACAGGACCAATTCACTTTGTTGATGCTGTTACTGGCTGGGAGTTGGCTGCGAATTTAAAAGCCCATACTAAAAAAGCTCAAGATACTTTAGAGACAATTATTAAAACTATTAATGACCTTAAAGTAAAAGTTAAAACTGTTCTTGATGACAATGTTGCATCTCCAATTGAGAGATTCTTAGACAGTATTGGTGAACTTCTTTATGGAAAGGAAGAAGATTTAGGAGAGAGTAAATGAAATTATCAGATTTAATCACAGAACCAGATGGAAAACGTCTGTCACACTCTAAGATTTGGAGTAATATTGCTAATGCTGTAATGACTGCTGGAGTTGCAAAAATGTTCTTTGCTGCTACGCTCTCAGCTGACATTCTAATGATTTACGCAGTTTTCGTTGGGGCAAGTTCACTTGGTTCTAAATTCCTTAATTTGAAATTTGGGCAAGGTGGAAAAACTGA